CATAACGCTGCTTGAAGCCACCCATCTTCTTCTTCATTGATAGAACATACTTTTCTTTCTTCTCAGTCTCAGCGCCAGTCAGCTTGCGCTCATCGACATTCTCAACTTCTTCGGGCAACTTACCTTTAGGGCCAACTCCTACACCGGGTCTATACTTCAACTTCTTTACAGCTTTTCTAGAACCAAGTTTGGCATAAGTGTCTTTAGTAATTTTGCCTGTAGCTTTATGTGCAGGAACATTTGGCAGTTTTGATGAACCATATACAGCTTTTTCGCCTTCGTCATCTTCAGGATCACTCATCGGATTTGACTTCCATGACTTACCTTCTGGACCCTTGCGCCACTTAGCAGCTTCACCAACCTGCTCGACTTCTTCATTCATACCCTTCTTACGCTTGTTGACATAGTAATCGTGACCAGACGTACCCGGCCCACCGTAGCCGTGCCTCCAAGCCATAGACTGCAAAACCTTATCGGACAACTCCTTATAATGCGGATGATTTGCAAATTCCGCAGGGCTCATCTTTGAAATATTGGTTTTGTGTTTGATCGTAGAAGCAGACATACCAGCTTCATCGACATTCTCAACCTCTTCCTTTGTAGTTTTTTGAGAGGCACGAACACCTTTCCGAAAAGTCATATCAAACCCAGCTTGACGCTTACGGAGTGTATTCTGTTCTTTATCATCTAGACCATCATAATCATCGGGACTATTCATCATCTTTTTGCCAATCTTTTTCATTTGCTTATTGGCTTTGTCAGTATAAGACTTTACCGTTGACTGCTTTAATTCAGTAACCTGCTTGCCTTCCTTGAGCTTCGGCTCAATCTCGACCTTCTCCTTGCGAGTGCCGACGATCACCCCCATGCGGTCGCCGCTGTTCTCCTTCTTCAGAACACCGCGACCAACCAGCACGTCCTTGTGCGTGATCTTGTCCTTAGGGTGTGCAAGCTTTGCAAGCGCCTTCTCCTTTGGTGTCTCAGGAGTCGTGTGCTTCTTCTCCATGATGTCCTTAATAGCATTAAGCAGAGAATCCGAAGATCCCATTTTATGATTATTAAACATTTTACTCTCCCTTGGTTAACGTGAAATTTCTTCCCAGTCCATTGATCCGTAGACACCCTCATTATTAGTTTTAGCTGCAAGCACAAGAGAAATCTCAAACGGCGTTCCGGTCAAACTGTTTCTCTCTAGCTGAAAGCTGAATAGTGCTTCTTTGAGAATATCCACAGACACGCTGGTGCTTTGCGTCGCCGTAAAGTAACCAGAGGCAAGGATTCTACCACCTGAGGTGCCATTTACCAAGCCTTGCAAGACCAGTAGCGCGGCATCCAGCGCGGCCCTGGGTTATCGCAGTTGTGGCGCGCGCGAAAATTGCTGCGGCGACCCGGAATGTTCTTCTTGATCGTCATATTGGGGTCACCAAAGCGAACGATCACAACCTTACCAGCACCGTTTGTCGTATAGACAGCCGACTTCTTAGGGCCACCAGGTGTGCGGAATGGCTTGTTCAGAGTTACCTTGCGACCTTGATATTCAGCCTCGGTGATCTCCAGCCCCTCTTCGACATCATCGCACTGGCAGTTGCCACCGCAACCACAACCAGCATCATCTTCCTCTTCAACTGAAGGATGATTCGCATAACCAAATTGTGCGCGAATGCCTAGCTGTTGAGCCGTTGGTGCATCCATGATCCCAGGAGTGAAATCTTCGGATAGCTCTTTCTGCTCACGAATACCAGCTAGTGCCTTGCGGACATCCTTGTACGTCTGTGGTGATTTACCTGGGTCCTTAGCTTCCTGAGTCTCCCACGGTACAGGCGCAAGATAGCGCATATCTTGTTTAGATTCATTTTGACCAGGTGTGTCCTTCTTATAGATGCTTACAACTGAGTCTGTCCCAGTCTCACGATGACGCGGGTTTGGGTCACCCTCTACGCGAACTCGCTTGTGAACCTTGCGATAGACTATGCGACCATCAGGTAGTTTCTCTTTCTTATACTCAAAGTCGGCTGCGCGAACAATCTGTCCGAATGCTTCATTGACAGACTCCTTGCGAACTCTAGAAGCTAGATCCTTGTCAGCGCCACCCCAGGTACCCTTACCCTTCGTGATAAACGAATTGACGCGCGCATATGCCCACTGTTGCTGATTTGCACCAGGGCGATGACCCGTCTTCCATGCAGCCATACCACGATTATAAACCTGACGAAGAATGCCAATCGGGATACCAGACTTCTCGGCCTTCTTAGCGAGACCTTGATCGGCCGCTTCTTCGACCGAAATCTTTGGCTTAACATGTTTAATTAGTTTACCAACTTTACGATCTTTGACTGGGTCTTTACCATTGTATTCGTGTGTTCTAGTTTCATAGTGATCCATACCATCATCATCGAGGTGACGTACACTATGAGTTATCTTTGAACCATCAGAGGATACATGAATGGACTGCGCCCGCCCATGCTTATCTTCTAAATGCTTTTTGACATGAGCTGGGACCCTCCAGCTCGCATTTCCGTCCTTAGTTGCTTCTGCAATTCGCTCGACTTCTTCACTGCGCTGCATCATTTTCTTGCGGAGATCCTGAACCTTCATTGCTTCGCGCTCCCTATCGTGCTTTCTATCTAGAGTCTCTTTTTCTCTACGTTGTTTATCCGCCACTAGCTTTGATGGCATGTCTGCTGATTCAAGATCATAGCGTGATGTTGGTACTGCGTGACCTAATGGCTGCACAGTTGGATCCAACTGAAATGGTACTACATTCTTGAATAGATTTCTATAGCCTGCGGCCTCTGAGAATTCTTCGAACTTCTTATTGTAAGATGCAGACAGATATGAATATCTGACAGGCAGCTCAGGTGGGTTGAACTGCACATCATTTGCATTGTAATTGTCACCAAATTGCTTGCGATACTTCAGAGTATGCACGCTAGTCTTTGTCTTTTTGTTATCACCAGGTGCCGACTTATATGCGCTCGGGTCGCTATCAGACATCTTTGTCTGTCTGTTGAATTGTGCAGCGCGAGCAGCGGCGGTGCCTTTGCCTAACCCAGCAAAATATTTGCGGCTTTCCAATGATAGCTCCTTGTCACCAAGATCGGCGCGTGCAGACCATAGTCTCTGTAGATCGCCGCGCGCACGTAGCAGCTTATACACTATATTCTCGACGCTATATTCGCCACCCTTAGCAAGTCCTGAGCTACGCATCTGACGTAGCTCGGCCAGTAGTGACTCAATCTCTGTTGCATCATTTGATCTTACGGCCGTATCAATCTCATCTTTGTATTGACGATACTTGCTACGAACGCTAACGTCATCCATTGACGGCTTCTCATTCGTCGGGTGCTTGACCCACTTGTCATTCATAATGCTATAGACACCAGAGCTAACCGCTGGCTCCTCAGTCGGCTCGATGTATAGCTCGACCTCAAACCCGCGAATGTGGATCTTGTGTGTCTGGTTCCATAGGCTTTTCTTTGCATCAAATAGCTGGCGCATATATGCGCGCATTGATGCTCCACCCTTTAGCTTCACAACAACATGCAGGTCTATGTCGCTATGCTGCGTGTAGTGATAGCTTGCATTTGAACCTGTAAAGACGATGTCCTTGACATCAAGCGGGACACCAACAAAGCGAATGAAGCTGTCAGCAATCTTGCGTAGCTGAATGCGAACCTCAGGCATGATGCGATCATCTGCAAACAGCGACGGGTTAAGCTCATCATGGGTACCGATGGCTTCGCTTGACTTGGGTTCGTCATCACCGTCTGGGTCATCTTCACGCTGTAGAGATAGCGCACTCTCGGGCGGTACGCGATCTGCTGGTGTGAATGCTGATGTACCGCCACCAAACATATCATATTCTTCAACATGACCCATACCAGTGCGCACCATCTTCATCACCCTATGTGCCGATGAGCGTAGCTTTTCTGGTAGGCCTGACTTGAAGCCTTCGTGATTGTTGTTCTTTGCATGTTCGCGCATCTTGGATGCTGACATGCCTTCAGCGCCTTCAGCGTCCGGGTCACGCTCGCCCGCAGAATGAACATGAATCTTGTCAAAGTGATATTCTTTTCCGTTGTAGCGATGCAGAAGCTCATGCATTTCTTTGTGGCGATCACCACCGACAACAACGTGAACCTCTTTGCGCCCCTGCTTGTGCAGATGCTTCATCACATCGATGATAGTCTTATGTGGCCCAGACTTGACAGAATCACCAAAGGCCTTGCGAGCAAGCCCGACCTTCTGCGCGTGGGAGAGTGGGTTCTTTTTGCGATCCTGAGTGTGAGATAGGTGCACCTCGGCATCTGCGCCGTGCTTCTTTGCTGTAGAGTGTAGATGATCTACTAGCTTCTGATGACCTATGGTCGGCGGGTTCATACGACCGAACGTAATAGCAACAGGCTTCATTTACCCTCCCACGCACTGGTTTTCCGTGGACTATACAGTGCTTCCCTATTTAGGGATTTTAGCGCCTTGTGGCTAGTAAATTAGCGCGACTGAATTCACCGCGATCAACTAGCTTAGTCGGTGCACCATCTTTGATTGCGACAAAGCCTTCAGGCTTGGCGCGCTGGCCACCGATGGTGTGCTGAAATGGTCCTGGGTTAGATGACAGTGCACCAACCAATACATTCTTAGCATTTTGCAGATGATGATGCACCTCAAATGCACGATCAATATGATGCGAATTTGCATCAAGATGATCTAGCGCATCTTTCAATTCTTGCTGACGCACCGAGCGAGCTTTGTCTGTCTTTAGGGTGGACATCGCCTTTGCATATCTGGTAGTAACATACTTCTTCAGCCCGTCAGTTGTAGGCTTAGTGCCCTGACGCACGGTATCATTAATATACATCTTGATATGATCGCGGTGTCTCTCTACAGCTTTGTGTGATGCTGGCGTCATTTGAGACGCAGCAGCCTTAGCCTTTTTGATGTGCGATTCATATTCGCGTTCTTGCGCGGTAGTGTAACCAGTACGCTCTACTGGGTGCTCAACCGATATCATATGCACATCATTATGTTGCTTGAATGCGTTTTCGTCGGGGTCGAATGACGCCTTCATTGTCTGTAGTGTTGAACCAGTATAACGTGTATGAACGGCTACACCTATTTTCGATTTAGCAATCTTCTTTCCGATAGAGCTATCTTTCGGTGTAGAGTATGTGATGGTGTTAGGTTTGAAATTGAGATTACCGTCTTGCTCTTTTACATCTTCAGGTGTATGCATAATGTCACCCTGAAACACTTGACCCTTTGGCGTCACCTTTGATAGATGTGCGAGCGCAGCCTTTAGCTTGGAAACAAGCCCTGGCGCATGACCATGATTGGCTACAATATCTTCGTCGGTGTAATTCAGCTTGGGTGTAACGTTGAATGCAGATTTTGATGCGACGAAAAACTTCTTGTTCTCTGGGTGATAACCGAATACGATTGATGGTGACCCATCGTATTTCATTGTCACCTTTACTTTGCTATCTTTTCGTCTTAGCTGATCATGTACGCCATTTAGCGTATCAACTGCGTGCTTGAAACCTACTGCACCCAGATTGATGTGATGATCCTCAGCATGTTCTAGATGCTTTAGCTTGTCATCTGACGCGACTGATTCAGCTAGAAAATTTCTAAATGCTAACATTACCACGGGTCCCCCGAAAGCTTCATAGAAGACGCCATCTTTTCAGATTCAAATTTAAAACGAATTTTCATTATTTTCTTAGCCCCAGCTCTTACACCTATAGAATCATTTCCAACCTTTTCTAAGGTTACTTTATACTTTTGTAATGCACTTAACTTTTCGTTTTCTGTTGGGTCCATAACTGATGCAGCATAAGGCGGCTTATTACCCTGACCCGTAACTTTAATGTAGGGTGGGTACATTAAATCGGCATCCATCCAATCTTTCGTCAGATATTTTATTAACTCGGGTTGTTTCATCTTTAACATTCTAGCGAGCAAAATATCTCTGAGACTTGAAAGAAGCTTAGAACCAATCTCTTCAGTTTTTTGTTTTATACCAGCGTTTGCTCTTATGTAAGTTTTTCTTTCTGATGTGCTTTCTGGTAGTTTAAATTTTTTAATTGTTGTCTCTAAAACTTTTTTATATTCTGCGGCAAGATTAAGTTTTAAACTTGTATCTACAGTACCAACGCCAGGGTTTTTAAACCCAATGTCACCTTTTGTTTTTGTTGCTTTCGCCGAAAGACCAAGAAACCCATCATTTGGGCCACTAGTGAATTTGATTAATATGTCAGTTGGGTTCTTGCTTTGATCTACGGGTCTACCTACAGCAGCTTGCATCGACCCAGGTCTAGCAGTCCACCAAACAGTTTTTACAGTACCAGAATAACCATTTTTCTTTGCCCAATCTTTAAAAGCTTTTGCCATTACTTCAGCTTTACCGATGGCGTCAGCAACCTCAGCAGCTTTGGCCTGCTTTACTCTATTGTTAAATTGTATCTTGGCTTGCTCATCATACCATTTTTTATTGGCTAAAAAGTAGCCAATTTGAATTTCATTTATGTCTGAGAGTATTGTGTTTTGTGTCATAATACTTACTCAAACTGTTTCATGTAGCCTTCGATAAACTCGGGCGGAATAGGCTTCTTAAATCGAACCTCTGTGGCAGCATAATATTCTGAATCAAACTTATCTGGGTTCTTAGCAACCCACTTTGCATATTCGTTTCTGTCCATCATATGCTTCTTGGCATCACCCATATTACCACGCAGTTCGGCGTCCATGTGACGCTCTGCCCAGTCTGCGGGGATTTTCAGTTTGATGACAGATCGCTGACTATGAGGAACACCAACTGCCTTTGAACCAGCGCCTCTGAAATTTGCTTCGCCACCTGCGCCAGACATAGAAGCATATGCGTGCGCTGTTCTAGCATCGGGTGTAGTAGAATACATTCCAGTCTTAGGGTCGGGTCTATTGATACCCGACTTTAACATCGACTGAACATTGCGGTCATGGGTGCCGTGATAGAGAATGTAGTGATCACCTTCTCTCCACCACCCACGACGCTTAGTCGTTTTATCAAATGGTAGTCTCTTAGCTTCTACCTGTTCTGTTAACCATCTTTTGAACGACATGGCCACCTCTGTATTCTGTAGCCATATTTATGAAACCTTTAGCTCACCATCAACCATAGTTAGCTCAATAGGCTTACGATTGGTCCGAGTATAGTCACGCCCACCATCGATAAATGCAGAACCATCGCTGCTGGTGCGATAATCGTGACGATAACCACTCACCACAATCTCACCGTTATCTGCGACCACACCTAAGATTGGGTCGGAGAAAGCGGACTCTGCATTGCAAATATAGACATGACCATCATGACTAACATATACACCGAAATAGTGGCTATGCGATGGGTCCTTTAGCACAGGCTGATAGAAAACCTCAACCGGATGCAGACTCCACCCACCATCTTTGGTCTTAACAGCCCAAGCACCAATATATTTGGCGTTATACATTTGTTCTACAACATCTGTCTTGAGGCTGTCATAGAACTTTTCTGGGAGCTTGATGTTCATTGTTCGACCAACCTATAACAAAAGAAAGCCATTGGCCCCACAGGCAGCGAATCAAACGCACCTGCATTACCAATTCTAGCCATCGACTCACACTGCTCCTTATTTGAGGCATACAGTGCAATTCGATTAGGCTCAGAGCCTTCAGAGAACATCACACTTACGGCTAATAGTACCCACATCATCTATTTGATCTCCACAAATATTTGTCATTACCAGTTGCTTGTGCCCACCTATTGAGAAGAGGCTTCTCCATTTCATAGGCCTCTTTTTCCCAAGGGTGATCATCATATGATACCTGCTTACTGTCGACCCTTTGACCCTTCCATGTCACCAGATCGCAGTTTTGAATATGATCGTATAGCTCACGTCTGGCAAATTGCTTTACGTGAATTAATTCATGCGCCAAAGTCTTTAGTGTTCTCTTGCGAGATGGACCAGCATAGAGACGCACCGTAAATTCTTTTGGGCGTCTATTGTCATCGGTCCACTCACAGTCGCCATAGATGCACTCAGACTTTAGCAGATCCTTCACCAGTTTTATTCTGATGGTTAGGGTGTCAGACAGACGATGATTCATCAGATCACATACCATCCACCTAGCCGCATCGCGGACAAGATTTCTGTAGGCCTTATTGTGGCCTCGAACGGTAATATGCGGACCTGACTTTACCATACATTTCCCCATCGAACAAGGTTATTGTATCAGGCACCCTTCACATTGTCAATGGCTAAACGTATATATCAATGCCAACGTTTCTTTGGCTGTGAATACCATTCAGGCTCAACTGGCTCGTCAATGGCTTCTTTCTTGGCTCGACGCTCGCGGCGCTCGTCTCGCCAATCACGATTGTAATCTCTACTTTCATAAAAGCCATGATCATCGTCATCATCATAACCACTACGTTCATTCTTACGACTCTTACCCATGTTACACCTTTAGACCCGAGAAATCCTTTCGACCCATCTTTTTGGTCGTCCAGCCCATCTTATCTTCCTCATCACGGCGTTGACCAAACTGTGTCTTATCCATGACGGGACGATCCTCCATGATGTCTGCTTGGGCTGATTGCTCAACATCATAGAGCCGCATTTTTTCTCTATCGACACCAATGACGAACCTACGATTAGCCGCAGGGTCGCTGTATCGATTCTTAAGCTGCTTGACCATAAACTGACTAAGGTCTTGAAGTTCCTCGGTAGAAATTAGCGCGATCATGAAATCTGCTGTTGCCGGCAGACCAAATGATTCTGAGGTATCTGTCAGTTCAACATCGGAGCTGGAGTAGCCGGTTCGTGTCGTCTGTGTCGCAGACACAATCGGTAGATTTCGCTCTACAGCCAGACCTCGAAGTTCTTCTGCTATAGACTTGATGTAGGTATAGCTATTCACATTCGAACCTGTCTTGATACGTGATGACATGCAGATATTTAGATAATCGATGTAAATAATGTCAGGTACGAATGATCGCTTAAGATTAAGCTCATTAAGCAGGTGTCGGAAGTGACCTGCATGGGCTGATGCAGTTGGGTATTCTTTGATGATCAGTTTACCAGTTGTCTTTGATCGAATACCTGCGATCTTCTTTTCATAAAGATCGCGCGGCAGAACCTGCAGGTCAGGAATTGGTACATTGAGAAGATTTGCGTCGATTCGCTCAGCAATCTTCTCCTCGGCCATCTCCATTGTGATATACAATACGTTCTTACCAAGCATTAGATTGGCCGCGGCCATGTGACACATTGCAAGTGACTTACCGACACCCGTGCCGGCAAGAATAATATTCAGAGACTTGCGAGATAGACCACCGCGAGTGATCTTATTCATTAGCTCAAGGTCGAAGGGTACCTTTTCTTCGACGCGATGATAGAAGTCATATCGATCTGTGTAGTCATCAATAAAGTCATGACCGATATGTGCATCGAAAGATACGGCCAGCGCGTCCGTAAGAATTTGAGGGATCGAACCCTTGCCTCGATCCTTGTCCTTACCATCAAGAATAGTGATGCTGTCCATGATGGCATTATAGACAGCACGCTCTTGGCAGAACTTCTCAGTCGCATCGACAAGCCATTCCTTATCGACAGGCTCAGGTGGCGACAAAGAATTAATGGCATCAAGTACTGCTTGATGCTCCTTGTCACCGAGTGACTTTACGCTGTCAATCTCGATGGCAAGGGCTTCACGACTCGGTAGAGAATTATACTTCTCAACAAAGGTAGAGATATTAGAGTAGATCAGCTTTTCAGCTGCATCATTGAAATACTTCTCACTTACGAAAGGCAAAACCTTGCGCGCATATTCTTCATCATGAACCAGATGCCTCAGCACCGTCGTTTCGATTCGCATTATTCATCTCTGCGGTTGTTAGAACTACGTGATACAAAATAGAAGCTAGAACATGCTCAAAGCCCTTAAGCATGTCCGGTGTCTGTTCCCAGGTAGAAGTTAAAATCTTATAGGTGAAGGAGAGGGTTGCATTACCCTCACCATCATCCATATCATTTACCTTGACTGTCTGAAAATAGAAATTGGTACCGGCAAACTTACCATTCGTAATACCGAAGCATAGATGGTCCGTCATCGACGGCTCATCTATGACAGTATACTCAGCCAACGGCTGATTCGGTATCTTCCTCTTCATCTTCATTCTCCGTCATCTGACCTTGACCATACTTAAATTCCTTACCTGCTGCGGCATCAATCGCATCAAGCAAACTCTTAGTGAAGAACCGCTCCGGGTCTTCTTCGATCTGCTTACCATACCACTTACCGCCGTCTGGCATTTCAAATCGATTTGATACCTTCTTGATTATACCATGTTTCTCAGCCAAGTCAAGAAGTCCGTAGTATCTATTCAGGCCGTCATCATAAGAAAGCCTCACATCAATTGACTTGTTCTCTTTAGTAAAGCGACTCTTGGCCAGGCGACAATGAATAATGTTGCCCACAACTTCTGTGCCGTCACGATCTTTCTTCTTCGACAGGAAGAGAATTTGCGAGGCCGCATACTTCAGACCTTCGCCACCACCCATGTCCTTTGTGGGAACATATGCGCCGATCACATTGAAGATATGATTTGTCACCAGCAGTGACACATTAGCCCGGGCCAGCTTAAGAGACAGCGCACGAAATGCGCCGCGAATAAGTTGCGACCGAGTCATGTCGCGGGTGTTCTTACCCTCAGAGATATCTTCCATCTCTTTCTCAGTCGAAAGCTGACCAAGCGAGTCAAGAACCATGAGCATCTTCGGGCGCTCCTTCTCAGGCACCTTCAGATAGTTGTCAAGAATACGCATCGCATGTGTGCGAAAGCCCTGCACAGTGGCCTGCTCTGAAATGACAACGCGACGTGGGTCAATATCGCGCGCGACAAACATCTCCTTTGTCACGGCTGCTTCGGTATCATAGTAGATGACACCAGCATCAGGGTTGTCCTTAAGAAACTGTTGCACCAGACCAAGAACGAAGAACGTCTTACCAGTTGCGCTCTCGCCAGCAAATACTGTGATCTTGTTGTTAGGTACACCACCATAGATGCTACCAGATAGTGCAGCATTCAGCAGGTATGAACCCGTGTCCATCGTGCCCGCAAATTCTGACGAATGCAGACCATCATCTGCAATGTGTGTATCAACATCTGCGATTTGCTTTACCATATCGCGGAAGAAATCTTTACTCATGTATTATCTCCTTGTGTCTTGGTTGATTTGAATTCTGTCATATAGCTGTTGTCTGTGATTTGATTACGCTTATTTTCTACGGAATATACTGTCATGTCAATCTGATACCCTGGGTTACTTCTAAGTGGTACATCAATCCACGCATCATCATGCCATATAATCCTATTGTTGGGGTATGCATAGAAATTACCATCATCAACCTTGAACATATGCGCGCACTTATGTTCAGGCGTTTCACTAAAGTTTGTGTCTAGAATACCCTTGTTCTCCCATGACCAATCCATAGTAAACATATATTCACCACCAATACGGCTACCGTCACAACGAATTAGTTGTGCGCGCAAGCCAGCCATACGAGTGCGAATATTAACGTCAATATACGGGCTAAAGCAGTTCCAGTAATAGCAATCTTCAATCTTTGGAACTGGTGCGTCTGTCTTCCAGCAGAAAGCCATCAACGGGCGACGAGTCCAGTTGACGCCATTATCTAGAAAGGCTTCAAAGAGAGGCACGCGCTTCTCCATGCTTGCAACGCTATGCACATCGCATAGCGTAAATTCACCATGACCCTTCTCATGATTATACAGATATTCATTCCGCATGTAGCAGGTGAATGTTGGTAGGTTGTGATTTAGATATGACATTAGGTGAAAAACCTAGCTAGGGTTGGTCGGTCCTCATCCTGCCAACCGATCACGTCTAGGATCGAACGAAGCGGGTCAAGGAATGCTTTGTCAAACTGCATTCTGTAGTCTATGTATTGACTCACATCAAACTCGGGCGGTAGCATAGATGGGATAGCCAAAACATTCTCACCCAACGTGTTTGGCATCTTAAGATAACAAAACTTAACCTTCTCGCCGTCTTTGATTGTTTGATATGTCTTATCAAGCCCAAGCTGCTTGAGGCGACGATTATATGCAAGGCTCGCGCGCACATGAATCGGTATGCTTTTTTCTGCGCGCGAATACTTTGTCAAACCCTGCACGCCACGAGGAAATGCAACATCTTCAAACGGAAGCTTGTTGAATTGCTCACGGAAAGATGCGACAAATTCTTGAAGGGTCGCCTCATCTTTGTTCATGATGATATCAAGCGCATCCTTAATTGCCTTACGACATGCGCCTGGCGTTGAAGACTTGACAGCTTCGATACCCATCATCTTTAGCTTTGGCTTCTCATATCGCACGCCCTCAGAGTCATGCACATTGAGAATGTATCGCTTCTTACCAGTCCAGATACCGCGATCTGCGATGACCTCGCGCTTCATCGACATCTTCTGTGCAAATGCATTCATATGCTCTTGCAGGCTAGAATAGATGCGATCAATGATAGGTTCAAAGCCTTGCGATGCAGCCTTGTCGAGATAGTTGACAATCTGCTCCTTCGTCGGGTCTTTATCTTTGAACATCTTCTTGATTAGATCATCAAGGGTAATGTAAAGACTGTCAGTATCAACCGCAATCACATAGTCTTTGTCGGTTGTGCCGAGCAGCTTGTTGATATGCTCATTGATCTTGACCTCAGCCCAGCGAATAGAAAGCTGACCACCAACGGTGATAGCTGTGGCCTGATTGAGGTCATAGAATCGAAAGTAAGGGTTGCCGATTGCACCGTAAGCTGAGTTTAGCTGAACCTTCTTTGCAAGCTGCATGTTCTTGTATCGAGATACAGCCTTCTCATGCTCTCGCTTTTCTTGAGGTGTCTTGGCCGACTCAACATCTTTCTGAGCCTGAATCATCTTGCGCTTGTATTCGGAGCGACTATCATACATGCGCTCCATCATCTCAGGCAGAAAACCCTGTCGCGCATTACTGAAGTATCGACCGTTGGCTGCAAGACTGTAGCCTTCTCGCGTCGGTGGCGTGAAGTTAGAATCAAGCAATTGATCGACAGTAATATCGACACGATGCTCTCTGTCAAGCATCTCAGGCGAGATGTTATACTGCATGATAAGATGCGGGTACAGAGAGTTCAGGTCGAAAGACAGAACCCATTGATGCGCGCCCACAATAGGCTCTTTAACATATGCGCCGACATAGGCCTCGTCCTTGCTGCCGCCACCAGTCATAGGCACACACACCTTCTTCTTCCACAGGTGATTGTGGATTAGTACATCCCACATCTTAACCTGTGTGAATACGTCGGTGTAGTTGACCTTGGCGTCATATGCGAGTGCGAGAACCATGTCGATAAGCTTCATCTTCTCATCAAGACGATCAACAAGCTCAACGTCTTTGATGTTATAGTCAATAAACTTTTGATAGTTCTCTTTGTAAAGCTTGTGCAGCGAGCCATATTCAGAATAGTCTAGCTTCTTCTCACCGAGTTCAACGTGAGCGATATGATCAAGGCGATATGACTCTTGCTGCGAATACGTAAACTTCTTGTAGAGTTCAAGATAGTCTAGCGTAGAGACGCCGGCAATATCAACTGCCGTCTGCGTCTTACCCATGATATTGGTCGTGCGCTGCGAGATAAAGCCCCAAGGCGACAGTCGCTTTGCGGCCTTCTCATCTAGCACCTTAGAGATACGATTGACAAGATAGGGAATATCGAAGAACGTGATATTCCATCCGGTGACAATCTCGGGGTGATACCCGCGCTCCCATTCGATCAGAAACGTCTCTAGCAGGTCGCGCTCATCACGGCAGCGAATATATCGCACAGCATGATGCGACGGTCGATAGTCACCACAACCCATTGCAATAATTTTCTTACCGCGCTTTAGTGTGATGGCTGTGATTGGCTCTTGGGCTAGCTCTGGAGTCGGGAAGCCATTCTCAGAACCGACCTCGATATCAAGATTGGCAATCTCAATCAGGTCACGATCATATTGGATTTCACCAGGGTATTCCTCATTGAGGAATGCATACTGAAATCGCGGCAGACCATAGATATCGAAATTGGATACATCGCTGTATTTTTCGATAAAGTCTTTGGCCTCACGGATGCGCTCAAATTGCATGGGCTCAACTGCTTGCCCAAACATATTGCGCCAACCAGACTTAGCATGACCACCCTTGGATGGCACAAACAGAGTGGGTTGATATTTGATGCGGTCAGAAAAGCGAATACCATTCTCGTAGCCGCGCACGTGAATGGTATCACCGATTTGAAAGGCAAAGGTATAGAATTTTGTCATGCCACCATTATATACGGTTATTACTTGCGTGTAAAGGGTACAATGTTCTCGTTTTTAGGCAACTCTTCTGAGTCAAGTTTACCATGATAACCCATGGTCATTTCATTATCCGGATCGTATATAAAGAGAATATTTCTCTCATAAATTTTTATAGCTTTGTTAGACGTAAATGGAATGTAATCAGTTATGCCTACTGATGGCGCGCCTGCACTATTTGTCATGCCAACTAGTAGTCCTGGATTGAAGAGAGTCCATGCTCGATCTGATTCCTCAAACCGAGCATGGGAGATAACGTCTTCACCGGTGATCAGCTTTAGGCCGATCACCGGATACTTCTTAGGCATTAGTGATCGCCTAGCACACCCAGAATTTCATGGTAGTGATGCTCACGATCTGCGAGACCAAGATCACCACCGTTGACAAGCTTTGTCATCTTACGAACATCACCAGTGTCAGCCACTTCATTCAGACCACGAGACTTCCAGAACCAAGCAGCCGAACGAGCAGCACCCTCAGGCGTCTCAAGATATGACGGATCTGTTGTCAGATCCTTATTAAGACCCTTACCACAATTCGTGTAATTGCTACGACCAGTTAGCTGAATAAGACCACGCCCGCGAAATCTCCAGCCGTCACCCTCATTCACGTTACCGAGATTCTTTGCACCCCATGCACCACCATAGATGATGTTTGCAATGCCTTCCTGATTTGCAGGCTTCTTAGTCGCATCGTCACGACCAACCTCAGCAGCCTGAGCAGCGGTAATGCGAGAACCAAAAAGAGCAGTTAGGGCCGAAGCCTTATAGTTCAGATTTTCCTTGATGGCTGAAAACTGTGCGGACTCATGCGCTGTCTGCGACAGAAACCCGGCGAGGCGCTTGGGTGTGTTAATCTCAAATTCCTCGCAAGCTGCGATAAGCGCATCTGCATACGCATTGAGATTATTCGGGTTAGCCTTGGGAAAGCACTTGCGTAGGGTTTCTGCTGTCAGCATTGGTTTCTCCTTAGTGACGAGAGTTTAATTCATCAAGACGGGCCTGAAGCAGTTGACGCTGCTCTTTGGCAATTCTATGGTCGGCGAGAGCGTATGCTACCTCACGGCTCATCCTCCACTCTGTATATATCGCAGAAAATCTATCTGCGACAGTTTTAATCTTCTCTAACATCTCTTTCTCCAATAAGAAAGGGGAGAGGCTGAACCTCTCCCCTGAGTTGGGCTGATTTAATCAGCCGTTTAGTTGTTGGTTTTCTGTTGATGGATCTGTGATATCCACCTTGCGAGGCTTCTTATTATCGGGGATAATATTCTCCAGCCACACCTTCAAGAGACCGTTAACCATCTCAGCATTTTTTATCTCGATGGTATCAGCCAGATGGAATTCACGGCGGAAGGCGCGATCTGCGATTCCCTTGTGGAGGAAGGTCGGACCATTCTCATCGTTCTTAGCGTGGCCGCGGATCAGAAGCTTGTTGTCATGAATTTCAAGCTCAAGGTCTGAGCGACCGAAACCAGCAACGGCAACTTCGATCACATACTTGTTATCATCAACCTTGACGATATTGTAGGGCGGCCAACCTGGGACAGCCTTAGCTAGGCTCTCAGAAGCCTCAAATAAACGCTTTTGAATGTCGTTGAAACCGATTGCATACGTGTCCAGCTTGGACAGATCGGGAAAATAAACCATTTTGTGTCTCCTTGAATAAGCGAGATTGATATAGATAGCATCCCCAAGTGGGCAATGCTGTCTATATTTAGCAACTAATTACCCTTCTGTCAAGGGTAACTCATTCATTTCCGGAAGAAGAAATGAGAGATCGGGCGGCGAATATGTCTTAGGCTTTAGCACCTTACCATTTGCATCCTTGATGATCTTACCATCAACGAACTTGCTCATGTTTGAACGATGCACTTCAGCAAAGCAGCGATCCAGATCAATACCGTATGCATGACCCGCACCATAGATCACATAGAGTAGATCAGTTAGTGCATCGGCCACTTCTATAATATCTTCATTCATCATAGCTTCATGAAGCTCACCAAGTTCTTCATCGATCAATCTAAATCGTAGAAGTCGAGTATCTTCATTTGGCCACACCGGAGTCTCATTGACCTGCTGCTCACCAGAGCGCATGAAGTCAGCAACCATAGTAAAATTTGACATAATCACTCCTTTACATTATTACCAATAGTAGATTGCAAGAACCAACCATGCTTCTTATGCGAAGCTAACCGACCCGCAAGAAAGTCGGAAACATCATATGCACCAGCATTCTCAGCTGCTTCATATGCAGTCTTAATCGTCATGATAACCTTTTCATTATCAAGCGATAGATTCATAAGCATCGTTCTAGCATCAGGTACTGTGTCTAGTTCAATCAGCGTAGTTAGCTGTCTAAAGCGATTCAGACTACCCGGCGCATATGCGCCTGATGATCGAATGAATTCTGCAAGTGGGTCAATTGCACCACTCACGTCACCATAGATCAGACCAAATAGCTCATGATACTCTTTGAAGTTCGGACCCTGCACGTTCCAATGATAGAACTGAGTCTTTACGCCAAATACAAACGTATCCGCCAGAGCGACCTTAAGCGGTTCGATAAAATCAGCCATCAGCTACCCCTTTTCTTTCCGATGGTATACTTTGCTTCTAGAACCCAGTCAGACTTTTCCTTGTGAGAAAGCACCTTGATCTGTGAGATAGGCGCGATCTTTTCTTTCGTCATGTCTGGGTTCACAACCTCAACCAGACCCCATTCCTCTAGAAGATTGACGATGGTGTTTCGACGCATCTCATCTTCTTCTGCAAAGTTGGTTGGCTTACCGTCGAGAGCAAATAGCTCCTTGAAGTGTACGATAAAATACCTACGCTGCTTATGAAGAATGTGGCATGACTGATAAAGAGTCTGGTCCTTGCGAGAAGCAACACCAATGCGAGTGAGAGTTTCCTTAATCTTTAGGAAATCCTCAGGGTTCTTCAGTCTTACTTCTACCATTTCTGCTATATCTATCATCAGCTCCACCCTTCTTAGTCCTATCATGGATTACGGCGAGCTGGTTGGCAGTTAGGACAGTAAGATAGTCCTTAGCTCGATTGTAATTGCACTCATAGTATTCCATGACGGCTTTAATATCGTTGTCATCAGAAGGCTTTGGCCACTTGCTTGATTTGCGGCGTCTAGACCTCACTGTATTTATGAGATAGTCATGTTGTAACAGGTTATCTAGATGCCCACGCTGGTTCATCTCGTTAGCATAGAGTACCGTATCGATATGAAAGGACAAAGCCTTGTTCACCAGAAAGGGAACATAGGTCTTGTCCGCTACATCATTAGTCTCGCCTCTGAAGTAATCGTGCTTGGACTCAGCAACGGCTTTGACGATATCAAAGACGCCGAGCTTTGCATCTTCGCTCATTTCCACTCACAATCCATCATGATCTGCGTCAGGCAGGCTGCAAGATTGATTTCAGGATTCACAACAAAGGCAGACTTGTATTGGTAATCAGCTAGAATCAAAACCAGATTAGGAATGCTGCCCGGCTTCATGTAGTCATACGCACTATCATAAAGCTGACGATAGACAGTATTCTGATCAAGCGTAGCGTTCTGCCCAACCCACTGACGCATCGAAGTGAAGTCCTTTTCTCGCAGCATCTTCACCAGAGCCTGAAGGTCGGTATCGGTGATGTTAGCGAGAACACCAGCGTCAATCGTACCCTTAGTAGAGTACCGCTGAAGCTCGTTAAGAACCCTGCGCCAGTCAGGGAAATACTTCTTGATAACCTCTGCAACGATCTTCTTATCGAATTCGATATTCTCTGTCGTCAGAATGTTGCAAGCGCGCGACATAAACTGCGCGGCGATAGCAGGCTTATCCTTACCGCTAATCTTGAAATCGATAATTGAGCATCTAGAATGCAGAGGCGCAATGATCTTATTCTTGAAATTGCAGGTGAGAATAAAACCGCAGTTGTGTGAATACTGCTCCATGAAATTTCGGAGAGCAGGCTGAGTATGATGCGACAGATAATCGGCCTCATCAAGGATAACATACTTGCGACCACCCCACAGCGAGACAGTCGATGCATACCCAAGGATGCGAGTCCGAAGGGTATCAATGTTACCATCCATCGAGCCGTTGATAATGATATAGTCGGCGCCGATTTCTTGGAACATTGCTTTGGCTACGGTAGTCTTACCGATGCCTGCCGGACCAGAGAGAAGAAGGTTCGGCACAGTCTTGTCGTCTACAAACTTCTGAAATGTAGCCTTCAATTCATCAGGAAGGATACACTCAGAAATAGTCTGAGGTCGGTACTTCTCGACCCAGAGAAATTCACTGTCGGTCATCTCCATGTTCATCCTCATCATCATTTAATGTATCGGTTGCCAGACTGTCAGCGATGTTATAAAATATCATCGCCGCTTGATCAGTACCTAAACTTTTCACATAACCCTTGGTAACCACTGCTGCCAGGGCCGCAAGTACTTCAAGCTCGTGACCTTGATTATGGGCTGACTCCACTAGTTTGTGGAGCCAGATCATAAGAGTGGTTGTAGAAACCTCGTTCACTTCTTCGGAGTCGAACACGCGACCCAGTATTCAATGTCACCAGACTTGGACTTGAAGTGAGCCATACCATTAGTCACACTCACATCATAGTCGCGCGGCAGAAGCTTGAGGTTTTCAATTGCAAACACTGCCTTGTAGTCATTCGAAGCATCACCGACCTCATATTCAGTATTGTCGGAGATGTCCTCGAGGACATTGGTGCCAGAGAGATACGACTTACCGTTCTTGCCATAGAGAAGAACGTTCGGCAGCCCAAGCCCGGCAGTCAGCTTTAGCACCCAATTGAGAGCTTCATTGCTGATGGTGAACGTGGCATCAACACTCGGAAGCTTCGGGTCCTTTACAGGCGGGTGCGTGACAGTTGCGATACCGCCGTGAAGGACCCGCGTGGCTGCACGCGAATTGCTTACGACAGTATGCTTATCCGTAAATTCAAGATTCGGACTGTCATAGGCCGTAAGCACCATGATAAACTTTGTCAGGTCATTGATCGCACATTCGATCGGGAATGTCTCTTTGACGTTAGCCGAAGCCAAGATGGTGCTCTTGGAATGGATCGTTCGAAGATTATTACCCGGGCGAATGAGAAGCGATGGGTTGATGGCTGCAAAGTTCTTCAGGATTTCGATAGTTTCATTTGAAAGTTGCATGATATACTCCACTGTTTAGAACATGACGATTATACACTAATGCTTTGAAGGTATCAACCCTTAAAAGCATTAGCGAGCTTCTTAGCCTTACCAAGAGCTTCAACATCGGCAGTGGCAGATGCACCGATCTGTGCAAGATCGATAAGGCTACCACCGAACGTGTAGGTGCCAGTGTGATTCAGACGCATCCACGGGCAGAGCCAAGTCTTCAGTCCAGCACGTGCTGCATACTGACAGAACATGTAGTCCTCAGAGAGATACCGCTTGGTAGCGGGGTCGATCACCGTATCAAAGAACGCCATAATCTCGCGGCTGCCGTCAAAGTGTTCGGTGCGAACATGATCGGGGCGATACATCAGTTCCGGGTAAGCAGCCTGATACTTGACAAGCGTCTCTCTCGGAATCATCATGAAGCCAGTGCCACCCTCAAGAACTTCCACAGGCTCATCTAGACGGATCGAAGTCGTTTGCTGCGTCGGGTTGAACACATAGTCGCCAACATAGGCTTCAAGCATGTTCGCGTCCTTATCAGCGAACCCCTTATCAACGGCACGCTTGATCTTCTCCCATGAGATACACTTCTTGGGGTATGGTGCGCAAACGATATCTTTACCAGGTTGATTGGCGATCACTGACAGTGCGATTACATCACTCGCATCAAATCCAATGTCGGAGTCAATGAACATAAGATGCGAATAACCGCTACGCAGAAAGTCATCGACAAGATAGTTACGCGCGCGAGTAATCAGGCTTTCATTGAAAAGATAGTAAAACTCAATGTTCATTCCGTACTCAGCACCGAGGCGCGCAAGATCGGACGTACCCTTTGCAAACTGCCCAGTGCATTGTCCACCATACATTGGCGTGGCAACAAAAATCTTATTCTTACGCAGGTCTTCAATGGAGACATTAATTTCGATAGCCATGGTACCCCTTTCATACCAAACATATAGAAATATGTAGGGCGTAAAAATACAAATAGGGCCGAAGCCGGAGCTTCGACCCTACGTAGCCACTAAAGTTATTAGACCGAAGCAAGGGCCCGATAGCCTGCAGCGATAACCTCGCGCCGCGGCGCACCGAGGCGATACATCGTCACCTCGTGGTTGTTACCCAGCGTCTTGCGGTTAGCATAGACGGCGTAACCCTTGAAGCGCAGGTCAGACGCCGTGGCGCTCAGGTTCTGAATACCGAAGCGGCTACGAGCCTGACCCTCGGTGATGTCACGACCGGACATCAGGTAGTTAAGCAGTCGTTCAGTCTTGGTAGTCTTAGCCATTGTATATAAACCTTTCATGTTGGTTGTGTTGTATAAAATGTCCCATTAGAACGGGATTTCATCACCCATCGGTTCGGCAGGGGCCTCTGGAGCAGTCGGCTCCGGAGTCTTGGGCAGGGTCGGGTCGACCTTGCGATACAGATCGAGGAAGGACTTCTTAGTCTCCTCGTCAAAGCGATTGATGCACATTTCGATAGCCTTGGTGCGATCTTCAAAGAGCTTGTAGGCCTTGATAATGTGCGTCAGACGGCGCGTGGAGATAACTTCATCGGCAGCACCCTCAGCAAAGGTGCGACGAATAACGTCAGCCCAGGCCACAAGATGTTCGATAAAACCATCATGCTCAGCCGTGCGATTCTCAAACTGAGCCTGAAGAATCTTAGTCTCAATCTTGGTATTCGGGTATTCTTGTTCGATGGTCACCGGGAAACGCTCAAGGAGCGCATCGTCAAGCATCGATGCTGCGACATAGCGACCGTCGTCAGAGCCACGACCCTTCGTGTTAGCAGTCACAAAGATGTTGAAGCCTTCAGCCGGGTAAATGACCTCGCCGGTCTTCTTGACAAAGTAAGGCTTACCTTCAAGAATACCCTGAAGGCACATAACCTTGGTCGGGTCAGCGCGGTCAGCCTCGTCAAGCAGCATGATCGCACCCATCTCCATTGCGCGAAGCACAGGACCCTTGAGGAACTTGGTCTCACCCTCAATCAGACGGAAGCCACCGATCAGGTCATCTTCATCAGTCTCGCGCGACATCTGAATGCGGATCATCTGACGCTTCTGGCGCGCGCAAGCCTGCTCGACCATGAACGTCTTGCCGTTACCAGACAGACCCGAGATAAACACCGGAAAGAAAGTGCGGCTAGAAATAATCTTCTCAACGCTCTTGAAGTCGCCAAACGGGACGTAGGTCTTGTCCTTCTCGGGGATCATCACGTAGTCATGTTCGGACATTGCGTTCGGGTCGAACTTCTTGTCCTTACGTTGAGTCATCGGAATAACCTGTGCTGCGTGGGCGATGGACGGGAGCTGATACTTGCCATGGGCAATTGAAGTAAGAGACGAGAAAAAGCTGTGGCGCGGCTTCGCAATACCAAGCTCGTTAGCCAGCTCGATTAGAACCTTCTTAGCCACAACAGCTTGCTCGCCAAAGCGAGTCGCAGCAGTTTGCAGCAGCAGATTACGATTGTCGATGTTCATCACGTTCTCCATTGTGTATGTGTGCATTATATAAGGTAACTGGGTATCAGTCAATGGCAACTTTGGTCGCCTTGCCGGCAATCATATCGATGAAGCGAACCAGCATGGACCGACTCATGGTCCGTCGGTTGCTTGCCTTAATGAAAGCCTTGGCAAGTCGATTGGCAGTCACATTACCGTCAATATCGTCCAGGTTCATGTCCTCAACGTCCAGATGCTTGCCGCCCATGATGGCGAAGAATTCTTTCGCGCCAAGAACCTCGGAAAGAACAAGATGCTTCTCCTTACGAAGGCGAACAAGATCATCGGGTCGAAGATTGGTGATTTGATTGATATCGGATGCACTATGAATTAGACGAAACACAGCCACGTTAATATTCTGCTCGGCGCGAAGATTCCGAAGCAGGAATGCCGTTTGCTCATGGTGCTGGTCGATATAAGATTGCCTCATCGTCCGCTTGTCGCGGAGAATCCTGGCACCATGCATACTACCTCGCCCATTCACATTAATACCATCAGACTCACCATCAGTCAGAAAGATAGAATGAACGACATCAAGCTTGCTGTCCTTTCGAAAATCACGAATGATGGCGTGCGAAAGAATGATGGTATCATTCAGAGGCGTCGAACCAAGCGAGAAAAAATTATGAAAGATATCGGTGTAGGAATAGTCACGATCCCAGCTGCTACGGCGAACACCAGTCGTATGACCGTATTCATGCATCAGCTTGGCCATATCGGCATATTCTCTACGCGACATATTGCTGGTAAACAATTCAAGCAGACGAAAATTGCTGCCATGAATTTGAATGGTATTTTCTTCATTACCGATATGAATCTTATTACCTGCGCGCATCCACTCCTTGCAGACACCAGTGGTGAATGCATAGACCTTGTGCGCGATGCCAGTCTTTCGGCAGAATTCAACCAGCGAAAGAAGCTGCTGAATCGTACCATTCATATGGCCTTGCATCGAGCCAGAGAAGTCGATGAACATTACCATACCGTGGTTCTTACCGTTCGGGAGAACCGTAAGCCGCCGAAAGATATCCTCAGAATACTTGTAAGAATGTACCTTGCTCGGGTTGATGATGCCAGTCTTAGCATCTTTGGCGCGAGCATAAGAGTCGGCAGCCTTCTTCATTTCGAATTCCTTGACCATGTAAGACACGACCTTAGAATTGCGCGAAATGAATTCGCGGTACCGTTCAGTCGCACCAGACTGGGTCGACGGCGATGCGGCATTCATCGCACCCACAAGCGATTCAAGAATTTGCTTGTACGGCACGATAAAGCCCTGATATTCATCACGAACCTCAGGCACATTGACATAGCGCACGTCCTTGAGGAGGCGAGAGTCAATATGCTTCTTGGTCAGATTACTATTCATGGTATCTTGGGTCTTGGAATCAAGATCGGTGGTATTCAGCCCAGACTCACCCTTACCACCCTTGGTCTTGCTGTTACCATCACCATCTTCATAATCACCATCAAGGTCGATGTCCATATAATCACCATCACCGTCGCCTTCAACAAGATCAAAGGCGCCGATATCGCCTTCCATTGATGCATGTTCGTCGCGGCGTTCTTTGGCAAACTGAAGAATTTCACGCGCCAGAGCAACCACATCTTCAAAGGTAGAAGTGGTTTCCATCTTCAGGATAAACTTGCGCTCATCATCAGCGAACGGGACATCGATGACCTGCCCAGCCTTGAAG